TGTTTTCCGTTTCGATGATCTCCCTCTGGAGGGCATCGTACTGGTCCTGTGAGATTTCCCCATTGGCAAGGGCCGTGTTTGCCTGCTCTGCGGCGGTCTTTAAGGTTTCCAGCTTTTCCTTAGTTTCCTTAACCGCATCCCCAAGCAGCTTATGCTTCTGCGCCAAAAGCTCTGTATTACCAGGATCCAGCTTAAGAAGCTTTTCCACATCTTTAAGCTGTGCCTGCGTATTCCTGATTTCGGTATTAACACCCTTTAATGCTGTTTGAAGTTTCGTGGTATCACCGCCGATTTCAATGGTGATACCTTTAATTCTCGATGCAGCCATACCGAACCTCCCTTCATTTTATGGCAAGAAAAAGGAGCCGATTTCTCGACTCTTTACACAACAAAGGCACCAGATATTGCACCGATGCCACTCAAAAGCTATATTCAATTATCCCTACATGCTAAGTTTCTTGTACATTTATATTGTTTTCTTATTTACATTCTTCCCATAAATGCTCGTTCATAGAATTGCGATCTGCTAAAAATTCCATTTCCTCAACAAAAGCAGTATTTCCTGTCTCATTTAACAATTTTTCAAAATTCAGAAACTCATCGGAATTTAATTTTTCTCTCATTAATGCTTTTAATAATGTATCCTCTTCGTCTTGTATATATTCTACAGATATTTCTTCATTTTCTATTAAAGGCTTAATATCACAATAAGCCTTATATACTACATCATTTTTACTAAGAGCTTTCTCAAGTAACGATTGAATTAATTGTTTCTCATAATATTTTTTGTACACTTTTTCACGAATAGGATCAATAAACAGTTCATTGACATTAGTGTAGTCTTCATCTGATGAAAACACATCCATATCATAATAAAAAATACATTTTCCATCCAAATAATATCTTTTTACCATAATTATGCCCGCTTTCCAATTAAATCGTTAAATTAGAATGATATTGTGATTAGTTTTTATCCCAGATATAAACTGCTTAAACCGAAATTTATTAAGATACGTCTAAAAAATCATTTTTATGTCTGACAATTATTTGAAAAGTTCAAAAAACTTATCCACACTTGTCCCATATGCCTGTAATACCTCAAAAGATGAAAAAGCTTTCTTAAAGCACATTATTGAGAAACTATCAAGGCTTTCAGGACAACGAATTAACTTTTTTGCATCCTGTATCGTTTCTTCAAATTCTTGTTCAAGTTTACCAAAAGCAGGATTCGTCATAGCTTTGTAAGCATTTGCTATTTTTATGAATCTCTTTGCATTTATTTCCGTTTGATTACTACAATAATCAGCCTTTGCTTGTACTAAATCAATAAATAATTGTTGTTTGGATTTCCAGTAATCCTGTAAATTTCTACCGTTTAACATACAGTTTATTGTATCTGCTATATCATACAACTTATTTTCCCCACTTATTGTAATATTAACTTGCTGCTCAACCTTAGGTGCTTTTAATAAAATCTCATCGGCCATTGTTTGTACCTCTCAATTTACGGTTTATATTCATAACCTTTAAATCTGTAACATAATCAAAATCCCATAAGTTATTATATCAACATCTTTTCCATCTGTCATCCAAAATACATTGAGAATAGGTACATGAAAGAAAATCTCTCACTAAAATCGGTCAAAATCAGCCTGTGTAGCCAGCACACTGTAATTCTTGTCCGCATCCTGATCATTTCCGCTCTCCACATACATATCATTCACCATTCCTATCGTGAGTAAATCCAAATCCCTGATACTAATCCCCAACTGGACGCACCTCAACAGGAACAGCGGTGTTGTCATCGGACGGTCTGTTGCACGAAGTTTTTTTTAGCCTCTGCATCCGATCTGACATTCAATCCCCAAAGCTCTATAATCTTTGGAAGCACCTGATAAATACTGAATGTATTAAAATCATCCAGCCACTCTTCCGGTGTATCAGGAATACTCGGGTCTGCATGCTTTGCCATAACATAGGCAATGTTTTCAAACATCTCCAAAGAGAACAAATCAAGGTTGCTTACTTCCTCAGTGTTGCTGTCAATCGCCTTCTCCAAAGACGCCAGATCCTTGTAGATATCTCTCTGGAACTTCATCCTGTATATTCTCGGAATCGCAGCACTGGCTCTAAAAGGCACCTGCTTTCCGTCAATTTCGATATTCTTAACCATACTCATAATCAAAGTCCTCTCTTTCAAAATAAAGTAAAAGAGCCAGGACATTTCTGTCCCAGCCCATCAAACTTATCATTCTACATTTGTGTTCACACCGGTAATGGTTGGCATGTAAACCGCCTTGTACCAATCGGCATAAACCGTACTGTCTGTTTCATTACCGGTCTTAGCCTTAACCACACCGGAAGGAAGCGGTGTTGCCTTGATGGTAAGAGTTTCCGTCTGTACCTCCCTGCTCTCTTCGTTTGTCTTGCCCTCGATGCCAGGTCTACTTGCAGAGCAGTTATAAAGGACATGACGGATATGCTTCACATCTCCATCGAACTCAAAAAGAAGAGCAAATCTGTTCAACTCAGAGTTCGCATCCTCAATAAGAACCTTGTTATCATCCAGAGTCTCATTCAAAGCAGATACCCTGAAATCCTCAGGAATCATCGCAAGCTCCAGATCACCGTCATAACCCATGTTGTTATTTATTACATAGTATGCTGTACCATCAGCATAGAAATTCTCCGGTTCCCCATTGGCATCCAGAGAAATCGAAACAGCACCAGGTAATGCAACAGGAGTGCCGAAGGAAACTACACCTTCCTCACTTGTCTGAAGCATCGCATAATGCGCATTCTTAAGATTGTATTTGACCTTATTATTAGCCATTATTCAAACCCTCCATTTCATAAATTCGATTTTGCCTCGGCAAAATTGCGGCGAAATGCACGTCAGCTTTAGCTGACATCTTCCTTTGTGCATTTCTGCCATCCGCCGGCGGCATGCTTTGAGATGTTTACATCTCAAAGGCATACATGACCTCATAAAGCTTCTCGCTCTGGATCCATGTTTCCGACTTGTTATAAAAAATCTCGTGTCTGTCTAAGACATCCTCTACTCTCGATTCCAAAGAAGGATCCTTGAAATCGGTGTAAACTTCAATCCTGACTTCATTCATCTTGAAATACACCTTACCATCGGCAGCAAAGTTATCTCTGCCCGGAATCAGATAACAAATGAATGGCGGATCAGGACTTTCTCCCTCTGCAAAGTGATCATAGGCAAAGGGAATCTGCATTTCCTGAATAATCTGAACCAGTTCTTCCATTAACATCACCTCTGCGAATCACTTCAAAGCTTTCTCTACTTCCTTTTCCAAAAGTTCAGCTGCAGCTGCTTCTGCCGGAGCGATATGCGGAAAGGCTCTCGTTCTGCCACCACCACGCTTGGCATGTCCAAATTCAAGCAGATGTGCCAGCCGATAACGGTTCCTGGAATGCACCGTGACTTCCATCGCGTTTGCATTCTCCTTCGTCGTTTTTACAGCCCAACTCTTTTTATATTTCCCAGTCTTAACCGGAGCACCTGCCTGTACTTCCCTTTTGGCTTTATTACCTGCTTTCTTCACAGCGGCCTTCATATCCTCTGTCGCAAGGTCAGCGTATTCCTGCAAACCTTCCATAATGACATGAGCCATTTGGTCAATCCTGCATCTGTCCGTTGCCATGCTTACCGCCTCACTTTCCTGCAGCTAAATTTCAGGCACTTCTTCTTGAAATTCGTATGATCCACATTCGTGATATCATAGATTTCACCCTTAAAAATAATCCTGTGAGTAGTAGAACCAATCTCTGATGCTTTTTTACAGTAACGAATCGTTACCGTCATCCCCACATCTTCCACAATTGTTCCGGCCTCTTCCTTTTCCTTGGAGCTTGCCATACCCTCACCGCCAATCGTTGCATGACAGATATAGAAATCTTCCCAACCGTTCTTATGATTTCCGATAGAATCGGTAATCACAGTATTCTTCTGGAACGTAACCTTCTCATTTAATAATCCAATGTCCATCGGCTACCTCCCATCAAAATTCCGGTGTTCGGATTCCAAAGAGCAAAGCCCGAAGCCCTACGGTGAGAGCCTTATGGTCTGCACCCTCACGATGCTCATATAGATAAGCCACCGCATACATCACCGCAATCTTACTCACAGGCTGTTTCTCAA